TGGAGTTCAAGATTCGTGATATTCTGGAAAGAACGAATTATAATGAAGAAGTTCAGCACTCTATACACGAGATGTGTCTGTATGGGACGGGATGTACGAAGGGAATTTCCCTTGAATATAAGAACTTCCCTGTCTATACTGCGGTTACGACTCCAGACGACATGGTCGCAGTTGAGTCGTTCCTTGAACAAGAACTAATGCCGACATGTAAGTTTGTCAGTATCTGGAACGTATTTCCATCTCCAGAGGCAATCAATGCAGAGGATGCAGACTATGTTATCCAAAGGTCATTCCTTAGCAAAATCCAACTCAAGAAGCTCGCAAAGACAGCAGAAGGCTTTATACCGGGTGCACTTGAAAAGGTTGTTGAGGAAGAGATCGGACTTGCCCACGGATGGGATGACAGCGAACATCCTAAGAAGTATAATGAGACATCGGCTACAAGACTGAAGAAGTTTGAGGTATTGGAATTTTGGGGCCGTTTAGATGGCGAAGACTTAGAACAACATCTACCAATTGAATCAGAGGATATGCCAGATGCTATCCCTGTTGTTATAACTGTTATAGGAGATAGGGTTGTTAAGATTGCAGAAAATCCATTCGATGACACCCTACCATTCCACTTCTGTAACTGGCAGAAGAATCCAGAATCAATATGGGGTGACGGCATATACTATGCAATAAGAGATGCACAGGCTATCCTTAACTTCTCCTACGCAATGATGATAGAGGGAAAGTCCTTATCGGCGGCCCCCCTAACAGTCATAGACCCCAACGCATTTGAACCCGGTACAGACACAGAACAGATATATCCGGGTAAACAGTTCCGTGTAAAACCGGGTGCTTCAGTCAGGGACTCCTTCACTTCAGTACAAATTCCAGATGTAACAAGTGGACTTCTTCAAGTAATTCAACAGCTTGAACGTGAAGCAGACCTAGACTCAGGTCAGACCAGCATAGGATATGGCGACATGTCACCTTCACAGACTAAGACTGCTACAGGGATGTCCATTCTTAACTCCAATGCGAACAGACAGACAGCAGATGTAGTACGGTCAGTATCTTCAATGATTACAAAGAACATAACAGCCGTATACCGCTGGCTGATGGTAGACTCCACAGACATGTCTATTAAGGGGGATTACGAAGCAATATCAACTGGTTACGAGCAGTATGTTGCTAAGGAAGTACATAATACACAGCTTATTAACTTCCTACAGGTAATTGGTCAGATGCCAGAGATAAAGCAGTATCTTAAGCAAGAGGCATTTACGAGACCATTACTACGTGCCTTTAACATGGAGCCGGATAAGGTAGTAAAGACTGAGGAGGAAGTAACCAAGGAAATGCAAGCCCAGCAAGAGGCTCAGCAAAAACAGATGCAGGAACAGTCTCAGGCAGCACAACAGGCTGCTCAACAGCAAATGCAACAACAGGCTCAATTAGCACAGCAACAGATGCAGGGTCAAATGCAGTCGAGTATAGCAATTGAACAGAATAAGGCTATGTTAGATGAGAAGCAGTCCATAGGAGAAGACCAACGGAAACTGGTAATGCAGGAAAGATTAGAATTAGCTAGACAGGGTAATGTATTAAATCCAGCACACTTAGAAAATTATAGTGTCCTATTGCGTGAAGAGTCTGAGGGACAAACTGATGCTATGTTACAAGAAGAAGAAAACATGGTAAATCAAGAAGAGACAGAAGCAAGACAGGCTATAGCTCAGGCACAAGCACAGCAGGGGCCACCGCAAGGAGGGCCAGAACAACCAGCCCCCGGAGGGATGCCTGAAGACCCAACACAAGCAGGGCCAGCACAAGAGAGACTACAGGGAGGCCCATCTGCACAGGATATTCAACGAAGGGAGTTTGCTGAAAATGCCCCGCAATGATATGCTAGGTATGCTATCCCAGTCACCGGGATGGCAAATTTATAAAGAAATGATTGAAAAAAGGATACAAGATGCATATGATATAATTAAATTGAAACAATTAGTTGACCAAGAGTCAGTTTCAAGGCATAATGTATCTATCGGCAAGATACAGGCATGGACAGAAATGCTTGATATTGCTGAACCAAAATAAGAACAGCCTTTACTCCATCTAGGAAAGGGCCATTATTTAACCAATCCGTTTAATCGGGACATTGGAAGGAGCTACATGTCAGAAGAAGAGGTACTCGATGAGGAGTCTGAAGAATTAGAATCCTCAGACGAAGAATTATGGAGTCAGGAAGATGAAGTTGAAGGAGATTCAACTGAAGAAGGCACCCCTGAAGTAGAAGCTGAAGCGGAAGCTGAAGAAGAAACTGAGGAACCTGAATCAGAAGATGATGAGACCGAAGACGATGAAGAGCCTGAAGAACCACAGCACGACTATGAATCTCGTTATAAGGATTTAGAGCGAGAGTTTCATAAAAGGAATGAAGATTCTGCTAGACTACGTCAAGACTTTGATGAGCTAAGGCTTAGAGATGTTGAGAGGGAGCAAGCACTTTCAAGGGTTAAACAAGGACTTTCAGAAACGGAAGCACCCGAAGCTGATCCTGCAAGTGATACTTACTTTGACGATAGCGACAAGCAGACTATGGAGGAGTTCTCTGAACTATCTTCTACGTTTCGCAAGATGATTCAGCACGAAATGGCTAAGGCTGGTACTACCATGCAAGAGGCCACCGTACAGGCTCAACAGCGTTTAACACAGTTAGAAGATCAGACCAAAGAACATAATTATCAGAACTTCCTACATTATCATGAAAATTATATGCATGAGAACGTAGGAGAGGATTACAGGGATATAGACAAAGATGCTGATTTTCAGGCATTTGTCCTAGGTAGTCCAGCCATGACAAAAATGATGACTGAGTCAACAGACCCAGTAGATCATGCCTCCGTTATGCAGTTATTCCTATCAACCCAAGTGGGTGAAGATGCGTGGAGACCTCCAGAAGTCGAAGAAAAACAAGTCAAAGCGAGTACTAAGCGACAGGCTAAGAGGGCAGCAGCGACTGGTCTTTTAGGTAATTCCGCACCCGTGAAAACCAAAAATCTGGACAACTTGTCCGATGATGAACTATGGGAGGCAATTCCCAACTAACAATGATATAGGAGTTAAATATGGCTGCATATGGAGGAACAGGCTCAATAAGCGGATCATCTTACGGTGATCTTAGCAAGAATGATGCGTTCACTATTCAGAAGAAGATGTTACCAATTGCAAAGCGATTGCTGACATTTGCGAAATTCGCACAAAAAGAAACTAAGCCCCAAAAACAGGGATTAGAGATTAGACACCGCAGGTATGAGCGTTTCCCAGTTGTGGATACGCCTATTGCTGAAGGTATTACCCCGGACTTCTCAAGTCTTGAGCATACTACGCTCATGCACACGCTGAAGCAGTATGGATCATACGTGAATACCACGGATGTTCAGCTTGCAGCAGCCGCTGATCCGGTTTTAAAGATCATATCAGAACGACAGGCAACACAGGCTGGTGAGACAATTGACTTTCTCAGCTATAAGGTCTTCCGTGCTGGTACACAGGTTAAGTATGTAGGAACAACTAATGTTGCTCGTACAGATGTGGACTTCACAATCGGTAATATTGCACCGACACTTGGTAATCCCTCAGCAGGGACTCGGACATTATCTGCCCTTCAAACGGCAATTCGTGTCCTTGAGAACAACGATGCACAGAAACTTAAGTCAAAGTTAAAGGCATCCGTTGGAGTTTCTACCGAACCAATCCGTGAATCGTATATTGCGATTTGCCATCCTGACCTACGTCAAGACATTCAGGCACTTCCTGACTTTGTTGCTGTAGAGAAGTACTCGGATCAAGGTGATGCGATTGAGGGTGAGATTGGTGGTGTAGAAGGAGTCCGTTTTATTACCACAACTCAGGCAACTCCCTTTAAGGATGCAGGTGACACCAATGGTGTTGCAAACTGTGTATCTACAGGTGGAGTAAACAATGACGTTTACCCAGTACTAATAATTGGAGAAGATGCAATTGGTTGTGCAACTCTAGGTGGAATGGATTCACTCCGCTCTAAGGTTGTTATGCCAAAACCCGGCCCCGGTGATCCACTCGGACAGCGTGGTACGGTAGCATGGGATACATTTTATTCATGTATCATATTGCAAGACCTTAATATGTATAGACTAGAAGTAGTTTGTACTAAACTTACATAACTAAATAACCCCTTCTAATGGGAGGGGTTTCACATTCTAAAAAGGAAAATTTATGGATTCTTTAAAGACTAAAATAACGAGTGCCAAGCAGATGAGTAAGGTTGACACAGTCAACTTTGCAGACGGCTCTACGTGGTCTGCCGCCACATATCAGCGGGTTCTTTTCATTCCAGAAAAGGCACGTATTGCTGGCTATGCTGTCATAGTTAGTGATGCAGCAACGACTACTACAGGTGCTAATACATTTGAAATTGGTCATGCAGCAGGGACACTACAGACTGATGCAGCTATGGTAAACGTAGCAGCAGCAGCCGATCCTAATGCTTATTGCCTTCAAGTCAACCTAGAAGCAGCCGGATATACTACTCCATCACGGGGTACGGTAGATGCCGCTGTAACGTCTGGTGTTGAAATTATGGGAATGCCTCCTACAATGACAAGTAGTGCAACGTATACCTATGAGCCAAGTACGACCGCCTCATGGTCAGACTCAGGAGAAAAGGTTGTTCCAGTAGTTGGAACAATTGTTATTGCGGATGCTCAGACAGCCGGAGTATTTCATTGGTGGGTCGAGTATGTCTTTGATGCCAACATAGTTTGGACTCAAGCAGCACTAGCTTAATAGTGTAATTCAGTAGTGGGTGGCTTCGGTCACCCATATTCTTAACAACGGAGATAAGGAGAAACATGTCCATAGCAGGTGGTTTACTACCAAGTGAAAATTTGCCTTCACAGAAGAGGCACGATAATTATGCACCAGCAGGAGAGGGCCGTTTTGTAGTCCTACCTAATGGTATGAAGTTGGCGGCT